TTACAACTCAGTTAACTCTTTAAAACGTTCCATAAACATGCCGAAAGCCTGACTGGGGCGAAGTGGATAGATTTCGAATAAATCTGTCGGGGGGATACCTTCCAGTATTACCCAGGGAATACTGTCATCAATATCCAGATCGCGGCGTTCAGTTGCCAGCATGGTCAGATCTGCATACTTCACTACGCTGGCTTCTTCCAGTGGCAAGCCAAACTTAAAGCGGATCAGTTGATCGGTACGTTTCTCAATCTCGCGATAATCAGGCAGTAACGCTTTTAATGGGGCAGGGATATCCTGGCAATACGCTTCGACTGCGTCGTGCATCAGGGCTTCAAAGGCAAACTCCGGTGATACAAGCTGGCTGCACAGTACGGAATGCTGCGCCACGCTATAAAACTCAGGGAGATGTCCGGAGAAGCGGCAAATATTGGAAAGCGCCACGGCGATATCTTCAATATCAATGTCGTCAATAGTTGCGCTGAGATAATCAAATTGTTTACCTGAAAGTGTTTGAATAAAACTCATCGTTGGTTCTCCTTATAATTTATTTCGCGCTGCACCGCGTGAATTTTGGTTGTGCGAATCCCTAGCCTAGTGGCGATAATTAACAGAATTACACTTCAATAAATCCCCGCGGCGCCGGGGATTTAATGCAGAGCAATTACGCTTTAAAGTTACCGATGAACGTTTCTACTGATTCACCGTCGAATTTGCTGATCAGCAGGTCGCGGAATTCATTGGCGATCGCTTCTTCCTGCGCTTCCAGTTGTACGATACGCAGAACAAAGCGAGGTTCATCACCGGTCAACAGGCTGTTGCGGAGGCTGAACGCACGTTCACCGAGGCCCTCATATGGAATACATTTGAACTCAAAAGCCACCGGCATAACGTCTTTGCTGCTGGCCTCAATGCTTTGCATAAGGGATTTCTTACCGCTGAAATCGCCATCTTCATGATCCTGCTGGGTTGCCTGTTGGATCGTAATGCGGCGAACAGCCTGGGCAGCCTGTGAAATCTGCATTGTGTTACCGTCAGAATCGAACGCCAGGAGATAATCGCTCCAGTCTTCAAGCCATTCGGCGATTTGTTTTTGTTTCAGGCGTTCCCCGTTGATCTGTAGCAGGGCGCAGAATGGTGCAGTCTGTTTCAGCGTGATAGAAGCAACGTTGTCTGCATGACCGGGGTTATCCAGCGTACCAATATTGAAAACTGAGCGAGCTGTCATATGGTCAGCATCAATAAAGCAGCGTGCTTTTTCGGTTGCACTGGCATAGCCCTTTGAATAACGGACAAAGTCTTCAATGCTGGTGGTAGTCATGGCGCCGCGGAAGCGGAAACGCTCCAGAGCAAAGCGTTCGAGGCTTTCAACACCTGTCCCGGCAGGCAATAATGCTGTCGGGCAAGCCAGCCCCTGAATATCGTTCAGGTGATAGCCAGAAAGGACCAGGTCTTTTACCTGCTGAAAAGTGCCGCTGTCTAACTGAGACATAAAAATTCCTTATTAACTAATGATCAAAGTGGTGGCAGTGAATTGGTTAGCTGCGGTTCACTGAGCCGCTTTAAGCTTTCCGTCAGTAGTGCCTTTAATACTGAACAGTTGACCCTGATCTTCCTGCAGTATGGTGAGCTTTCCGCCCTTGTTAACCCACATTGGGGTTTCTGTTGTGTCCTCTTCTGACGCTTTACCGCGCGGCGTCGGAGTACTGTACTGCAGCTTGTGTTTAATTTTGACGCGCTTCTCTTCGACTGAATTTCCCATGCGCTCAAAATCAAAGGTGAGGACTACCTTGCCTTTATTGCCGTTATTCAGAACGCCTAATCCGACAGTATTCAGCGCTGCCGCGATTTTGTTCATGAACACGCCGGCATCCAGTTCGCCCAGAAAGTCGGGCACTACGGTCATGCGGTCATCATTCATCGTTAACCCCTCAAGATGGCGGTTGCCACCGCCAGTTGGTTTCTCCACAAAACAGAAAAGAGCACCTGCTGTAACAGCTTTCCGGGTGGATTGGGTAATGAGCCCGTCGCGCGGAGATGCTCTTTTCTGTTGTGTAAAAAGGTCGGCGTCACGGCAGAACACTGTCGCCTTCCTCCTGTTGTTGGAAGAGCCGGACGCCGACAAGACTTCACACAGCAATAACGTTGTGGTGCCGGGTGCCTCCCGGTATCTGGCGAAGGTTGCACGCCAGACGGGTGCTTAACTACAGAGGATCGACTATCAGCTTCAACCTTACCCGCGTGCGCTGAGCCGCATTCACCACAACGATAAGAGTTCTCTCTCTTACAGAAGCGCTTTACCGCGCGGAAAAACTCTTATCTGTTGCTCTCCTGAAAAAGCTGGCGGTTTCCGCTAACGTAATGGAACGGGCCGCCAGAATATCGCTTGCACTGGTTACAGGTATCTTCGGGCGGGGCACCGATGACCAGTCGGTACAACCCCTACGGTATTTACACTCCGACGCCGTGGGTTAAACGGCTCCGTGTTGTCGGCTGAGTTATCTGTTGCTGGTGGTCAACCCAGTTCCGCAACCCCTCCCGAAGACACCTGTCAGCGAATCATCCGGTCATTCGTATGCCACCGGCGGCTACTTCGTGGGCGTCCTGCCTGTTCGCTGCTCTATGAGTGCAAATTACATTTAAATTGCACATTGCGCAAGTATAAAATTGCGATATATGCAATTTTTAGTCAAAAAAAAAGCCACCATAATGGTGGCCTTGTCGACGCTTTCTATTAATTGTGTCGTTTGAGTGACTGCGTCTGGCTTATCAGAACCTTGCCAAAAACACCGAACCTGCACTCGTTGTCTTTGGTAACACTCCATTCCCTGTAGTTAGTGTTATCAGATATCACCAATAATTTATCGGGGATCATCTGCAGCCTTTTTACGTATATTTTATCATCAAAGCCAAAGACATAGATGCCATCACCATCGAACTGGTTGATGCTTATATCGACAAAAATAAGATCTCCCGGTTCAATTGTTGGCGCCATGCTGTCACCGCGCACGTTAATCACTTTAAGCTCAGCGGCAGGGCGCCCGCCAAACATAGCTAATGCTTTGTCCTTGTTATATTCGATAGCATGGATTACATCGATAACATCACCGCCCTGAATGAGTCCATTACCGGCGCTTGCACTGACATCCAGTATCTCGATACGGAACAAATCCTTCACGTTAGCTGAATCCTTCCTCATATCACTGTGTTTACATACAGTATTACCTTTTGGGTCTGAGGTAAAGAGTTCTGCTATATCAACACCTAAGCAGTCAGCCAGCCTAGAAAGTGTTTGTTCGGTAAATTGCTTTTGCTTGCCAGTCTCCAGACGAGAGATGTTTGCGGCATCCACGCCGATGGCTTCTGCTAGCTCAGCAATTTTCATGTTCTTCGCGCGGCGAAGTTGTCTGACACGGTTTCCTATATTCATGCGTTCATTACATTAATTTTTTGCGCATTGTGCAAATCAACTTGCGCAAGTTTGCTGTATGAAATAACATGCGACATACGCAAAAGAAGGAGGTTTTATGCAATCACCATTGAGAAAATTGCGGAAATCGCATGGCTATACGTTACAGCACGTCGCTAAAGGGGTTCAGGTTGATCCTGCAACATTAAGCCGGGTTGAAAGATGCGAGCAGGCTCCTTCAACAGAGCTTGCTGAGCGCCTGGCTCAATTTTACGCCGGAGAAATTAGCGAGATGCAAATTTTGTATCCAAACAGATATCAGCTTAGTGATTCGGCGATTTGACCGCCACCACAGCAGAAGGAGTAGATCCGTGGGACATGAACCTGAATGGAAAGTTGAAAAGCAGCCCCGCTGGCTGGTGGCTGCGATTAAAAAGACGATTTCCAGTCTTCATGGCGGTTATGAAGAAGCTGCGGAATGGCTGGATGTCACCAAAGATGCTCTGTTTAACCGCCTGCGTACTGGTGGTGATCAGATCTTCCCGATTGGGTGGGCGCTGGTACTGCAACGTGCCGGAGGAACCTATCACCTGGCACATTCAGTAGCCAGGGCATCAGGTGGCGTTTTTGTTCCGCTGGCAGATATGGAAGAAGTGGATAACGCAGATATTAATCAGCGCCTGCTGGAAGCGATTGAGCAGATCACCAGTTATTCCCAGCAAATCAGGGTGGCTATCGAAGATGGCGTTATTGAGCCACATGAAAAAGCCGTGATTGATGAGGAGTTGTATCAGGCGATCGCAAAGCTGCAACAGCATTCGACACTGGTATACAGAGTTTTTTGCGCGCCAGAAAAGGGTGACGCCCGCGAGTGTGCAGCTCCGGGCGCCGTGGCGTCAAATTTTATGGAGAAAACCAACGCATGAACAGTTTAACGGTAAATAACCGTTTGTCGCAACAACCGGGGATGTATGAGTACCGGCCGTTACGTCATGAATGCAGATTACCAAATAGCCTGGTCGTGCGTAACCACAGGGAACACAGCCTGACCGTGGGGGATGACTCGTGCAGGAACTTAACCGCTGGTTTCGGGATGGAAGGGGACTTTATGTCCATGTTATTCGCTGGGAACCAGAAACTGAGCGCGTTATCTATCTGCGCAAGGGCTATCCGCATGAGTGTTTTAGCCCTTTGTGGAAATTCAGGCGTGATTTTGTTGAGTGTGAAGCGCCAGGAACACATTGATTCTGCAATTCCGGGACGTTACACTGTTCAGGCACCTTATAAAGCGGGTGCCGGGATTGGCGTCCTGGAATTCAATATAGAGCATAACCGCGCTCATGCGGTTTTTTCGTGTCATGAGCATTGCTACGCCCAAATTATGGTGGGGCGTGCAGGGGCATCGCAAGATGCGCCGGGTTCTATGTTGACCGGTTACGCCAACCCTGTACGTCTCACCACCTCTGTGATTGGCGTCCCATGTGGTGAGTTCTTTGAATTCAACATAGGGGCTGTCACCATGACTACTCTCCCAACCCTCGCTCAACCTGAAATTAGAATTATTAACGGCCAAGCCGTTACTTCCTCCCAGGCTGTTGCCGACTACTTCATCAAGCGTCACGATAACGTTATTCAGAAGATAAAGAATCTCGAATGCTCGTCTAAATTTGCTGCCCTTAATTTTAAGGAGAGTGAATATACCGACGCTACAGGCCGCAAACTTCCCTGTTACAACATCACCCGCGATGGTTTTGCGTTCCTGGCAATGGGTTTCACTGGTAAACGTGCTGCTCAGTTTAAAGAGGCATACATCAATGCCTTTAACCAGATGGAGAAACAGCTTTCAAAGCCGTCGGTGCTGAGCGATGCAGCACATAATGCCAGCGTTCTCTATTCCTACATTTCATCCATTCATCAGGTCTGGTTACAGCAGCTTTATCCCATGCTGGAAAAAGCGGAATCTCCGCTGGCCGTAAGCCTGTACGACCGCATCAATGACGCTGCGGCGCTTGCGAGCCTTATCAATATGACACTGAACCGTTCAGAGGTAAGGGGGCGCAAATGATCCGGAATATTTTTAAACGGTTCACCAGCCAACGTTTTCATTGCCCTCGTCCAGGACAGTGGTACAGCACACCAGAAGGGTACGTTCTGCGTATTAGCCTGGTCGATCGCGAATGTCAGAAGGTTGTCTGTGAGCCTCTTGGGCGTAATTACCGCGTCAACATGCCTCTTATTGCCTTTCGTTCCGGCAAAAACATGAAGCATCTCGGAGGTGCTGCATGAGCACTAAATTAACAGGCTATGTATGGGATGCCTGTGCAGCTTCGGGAATGAAATTATCCAGTGTGGCTATCATGGCTCGCCTGGCTGATTTCAGCAATGACGAAGGGGTCTGCTGGCCATCCATTGAGACAATTTCTCGTCAGCTTGGGGCCGGGGTAAGTACAGTCAGAACGGCGATAGCAAAACTGGAAGCTGACGGCTGGTTATCACGTAAAGCCAGACGTCAGGGAAACCGTAATGCCTCCAATGTTTATCAGCTAAATGTGGCAAAGCTGCAGGCGGCTGCATTTGCTCACCTGTCAGATCCTGACCAGTCAAAATCTGACCCATCAGAATCTGACGCATCAAAATCTGACCCATCAAAATCTGACCCGTCGAAATCTGGCAAAAACGGCGGTTTTGACCCGTCAGAATCTGGCGGGGATCCGTCAGTAAAATCAAAACAAGATCCACAAGTTAATAAAACCCCTTCTTGTCCGGACGCTTCGCAACCGGACCAGCGGATGACAGACCAGGAGTTTTTAACCCGTCATCCGGATGCCGCTGTGTTGAGCCCTAAAAAGCGTCAGTGGGGAACGCAGGACGATTTGACCTGTGCTCAGTGGATCTGGAAAAAAATCATCGCCCTGTACGAACAGGCCGCGGAGAGTGACGGCGAGCTGGTTCGTCCGAAGGAACCTAACTGGACCGTCTGGGCAAATGAAATTCGCCTGATGTGTGCTCAGGACGGGCGTACCCACAAACAGATCTGCGAAATGTACAGCCGGGTCAGCCGTGATCCGTTCTGGTGCCGTAACATTCTCAGCCCCTCAAAGCTCCGGGAAAAGTGGGATGAATTGTCACTGCGTTTGTCCGCACCCATCGGCGGACGTTTCGAAAACCGTGAAGATCCGATGTTCAAATCCAGCTACGGGAATGTGGATTACAGCCAGATCCCGACAGGGTTCAGGGGGTGATATGAGTCTTATGGGAGACGTTCAGAAATTCATTGAATCCCATCCGGGATGTACTTCCAGCGATATAGCGAATGCTTTTGCAGATTTCCCGCGTAAAAGCGTCCTGCAGTCGGCAAGTAAGTTACGCCAGTGCGGGCGTGTTGCTCATCGCTTTGAAGGTAAAACTCGCAGGCATTTTGCTCTTGAGACAGACATACAGCCGGATCAGGAGCCAGATATCGGGACTAAACCTGTGCGGAGCTGTTATGTCGGAACCAACGACCCGCAGGTGATTATGCATCTGATACGTCAGGCAGAAACACTGGAGTCGGGAGGGTTGTTCCGTCGTGCAGCTACGGTATGGATGGAGGCATTCCGGGAGAGTCATATCCCGTCGGAACGTAGCGCCTTTCTGGCGCGCCGTGAACGGTGTTTGCGGAAGAGCAGAAAGTATGTTGCATCAGGTAGTGAGTGGTATCTGTCAGGGAATTATGTGGGGTCTTAATGAGCAATAAATATTGCCAGGCGCTGGCAGAACTGCGCAACAAATCAGCACATGAACTGAAAGAAGTCGGCGATCAGTGGCGGACACCAGACCTGCTTTTTTGGGGCATTAATGCGATGTTCGGTCCCCTAACGCTGGATCTCTTTGCTGACGACGATAACGCTAAGTGCCCTGTGTGGTACACCGCCGATGATAACGCGCTGGTACAAGATTGGGCTGAAATGCTGGAGTCAATCGGCGGGGCCGCATTCGGTAATCCACCCTATAGCCGCCCTCAGTACCACGAGAAGCAGGCGATCACCGGCATGACCCACACCATGGATCACACAATGGCGATGCGTGAAAAGGGTGGGCGTTACGTGTTCCTCATTAAAGCAGCGACAAGTGAAACGTGGTGGCCGGAAGACGCTGACCACATCATGTTTATCCGCGGTCGTATTGGTTTCGATCTCCCAGTGTGGTTTGTTCCTGCGGACAATAAGCAGAAACCCACTGGTGCTTTCTTTGCTGGCGCCATTGCTATCTTCGATAAATCCTGGCGCGGCGAGCATTTCAGCTATATCAGCCGTACCGAACTGGAGGAAAAAGGGAAGGCGTTTATGTCACTGGTCGAATTTGCTGCGGGAAAGGTTCAGCCACCAGCCACCACGGTTCCAGAGCAAGAAGAACCCATTGTAGCGCCAGCAGTATTACCTGATGTGGATTCGCGTATCTGGCCGCTTGAGGTTGGTCTGGTGTTCAACCAGGTTGAGGGGGCGGATTCTCTGGACGCATTACAGCAGAACAAGCTGAAAGCCAACATTAATCAACTCTGGCTGGAACGAACGGCCACCAGCGAAATCATTACTGCAGCTTCTGAACTTGTTCGCAATATGCGGGGAGAGGCCGTGTGAAACTGATCCTGCCTTTTCCTCCGAGCGTGAACACTTACTGGCGCGCCCCTAACAAGGGGCCGCTGGCCGGTCGTCACCTCATTAGCGCTGATGGCCGTAAATACCAGAGCGCTGCCTGCGTGGCGATCATTGAGCAATTACGACGTCTCCCGAAGCCATCGACTGAACTAGCAGCGGTAGAAATCATCCTGTATCCGCCAGATAAGCGGATCAGGGATTTGGACAATTACAACAAAGCGCTGTTCGACGCACTGACTCACGCAAAAGTCTGGGAGGACGACAGCCAGGTAAAGAGAATGCTGGTGGAGTGGGGACCAGTTTTCCCGAAGGGGAAGGTAGAAATCACGATCACGAAATTTGAAACAGGGGCGGGTGCAGCTGCCTGAACATGGAGAAAGAAGCATGAATAATTTAATGGTCATTGATGGTATCGAAGTTCGCCGCGACGTTCATGGGCGCTATTGTCTTAACGATTTGCACCGTGCTGCTGGTGGAGAGCAGAAATATCGTCCGAAATACTGGCTTGATAATAAGCAAACCCGTGAGCTGATTGAGCAACTTTTCACCGAGGGCGGAATTCCATCTTCGGAACAAAATCAATCAGTTAGATTTTTTCAGGGCGGTAGTGATACCCGAAGTTTGGTACGTGCTCCAGTAAATACTGTTCGCGGTGGTGCTGAACAAGGTACATACGTATGCAAAGAACTGGTGTTTGCTTATGCAATGTGGATCAGCCCGTCTTTCCATCTCAAGGTGATCCGCACGTTCGATCGGATTACCAGTGCGCCACAAACATCTTCTGGTATGGCTGCCGATAAGATGCAGGCGGGGGTGATTCTGCTGGGTTTTATGCGCAAAGAGTTAAACCTGTCCAATTCATCGGTACTGGGCGCGTGCCAGAAACTCCAAGAGGCAGTGGGACTACCTAACCTGGCGCCACAATATGCCATTGATGCTCCGGCTGGCGCGCTGGATGGTTCAAGCCGCCCGACGCTGGCACTGAGCGCGCTGTTAAAACAGCATGGTATCCGGATGACGGCTAATCAGGCGTATCAGCAGTTAGCGAAGCTGGGTGTTGTTGAACATCGTGAACGTTACAGTCGTTCCGCGATTAACGGCATTAAAAAATTCTGGTCGCTGACGGCGAAAGGCTGCATGTTCGGCAAAAACATCACCAGCCCGGCAAACCCTCGCGAGACGCAGCCGCATTTCTTCGAGTCCAAATTCCCTGAGCTGCTGAAGCTGCTCGATACCGTTCATTGAGGTGATCGTGAGAGCGTTACTGACCCCTGAAATTGCTCCTCGTATGGGCGTTGTATTGTTCAGGCCAGGATCGGAACTGATGCCCCTGTTTATGCAGGGGCGTGTTCTGCTTGAACCAGAGCCGGAACAATATTCATCTTTCGCCTGCGGCGCGGTCCCGGCGTTATCACAGCCGCTTGCGGATGATCCTGCTGTTCGTGATGTGTTCCGTAATGAGTCGGTTATCTTTCGTGCTGGTGGTCTGGATAGTCTGGAAAGCTGGCTACTCCGGGGGAATGGCTGTCAGTGGCCGCATTCAGACTGGCACAGCGAACAGATGACAACCATGCGCCACGCCCCGGGGGCAATCCGACTGTGCTGGCACTGCGATAACCTGCTGCGCGAACAGTTTACGGAACGGCTGGAATCAATAGCTGTGGAGAACACGACAAAATGGGTTTTATCGGTTGTTTGTCGTGATCTGGGTTTTGACGATATGCACGCAGTTACTCTCCCGGAACTGTGCTGGTGGATGGTACGCAATGACCTGGCAGAAGTCTTACCGGAGAGCGCTGCGAGAAAAGCATTAAGGATGCCGAAGGCAATTGTCCAGTCAGCTACCCGTGAAAGTGAAATTGTTCCCTCGGTGCCGGCCACCAGCATTGTACAGGATAAGGCGAAAAAGGTACTGGCGCTCAGGGTTGATCCGGAATCGCCGGAAAGCTTCATGTTACGTCCGAAACGCCGTCGATGGGTCAATGAGAGATATACCCGCTGGGTTAAATCCCAGCCGTGCGCCTGCTGCGGGAAGCAGGCGGATGATCCGCACCACCTGATAGGCTACGGTCAGGGAGGGATGGGAACAAAGGCGCATGACCTCTTTGTGCTGCCGTTGTGCAGAACGCATCACAATGAGTTACATGCGGACACCGTGGCATTCGAAGAGAAATACGGCTCTCAGCTGGAGTTGATATTTCGTTTTATCGATCGCGCGCTGGCAATTGGCGTGCTGGCCTGATTTGGTGGAGAAAGTTGATGCGTGATATTCAGATGATTCTTGAGCGTTGGGGAGCATGGGCGGCGAGTGATAGCTCAGGAGTGGACTATTCGCCTATAGCTGCTGGGTTTAAAGGGCTTCTTCCCTATACCTGCAAGACACGTGTGGCTTGTTCTGATAATGACGCATTAATTGTTGAGGGGTGTCTTGCTCGTTTAAAGCAAAAAAGGCCTGATGAGCATTCGCTTCTTGTGGCACATTATTTATACAGAATATCCAAGCGTAAGATTGCAAAGGTGCGTGGGAAGGATGAGAAATTGGTACGTATAGAAATACAGTTAGCCGAAGGATTTATTGATGGCTGCCTTTCAATGCTGGATCTAACATTAGATATGGACGTTTAATAATACGCCCCATGCAGGGGCGTATTATTTACTGGATGAATGACATTTGATTAATATATTTTATCATTAACTCTCTGGGAGTAGTGCTCCAAAATTTTAGGCGTTCATAATCAGTATAAACATTTGTGAAATTTTTAAGTTCTTCATCACTTTTAGGGGCAAATCGCTCATTAAGAGTAATGCTGTCTTTAATTATTCCGAAGAATATAATTGATATTTCAGGGATTTGCGATCTTCTCTCATAAGAATAAGGTATTTCTTTTATGTTAAGCAGGTCTGCTAAATAAGATATAGATTCAGCGGTAATTTCTTGCTTTAGTTTTTCCTTGTCACCAAAACAATGTATGAAGACAGCTACGACAACGATCATATTTATAAAAGGATCATTGCTTTTGCACTCATTGTCGTTTAACAGTCGAAAAATGTTAAGATTGCGTGAAAAGGTTTGTGTTTCACGTAAGGATAAGTTGGTTCGTTGAATTAAATCACAAATAAAGCCACCAACTAAACTGTTGATTTTATTTAGTAAGGTAGTTTCACCTACAAGGTAATCCCAATATATAACCGAGGTTTTACATACGTTATGCCCATTTATTAAGCATGTGTCTGGAAGAGTAATGGTATATTTTATAAACTTGTCAAGATACTTTTGTGAGTTAATGCTATAACCATAAATATGATTTATAGATGCTTTTAGTTGTTCAGTGTTTGTAACTAAAATAAAAAATACGTTATTGATATCAAAGATGTGTTTTATTGTTTCAATGATATTTGTTGAAAAACTTGGCTTACATCGGTCTAATTCATCAATAATTATCACTATCTTTTGCTTGTTTGATATATCTTCAATGCAGGATTTTAGAGAGTTTATGTTTTTCTCTGATTCCATGTGGTCTTCAAGTATATTTTCAATAGTCCCATCTATTGCTGCATTGCTTGCTTTCTTCATCGCATCTTGGAATTCTTCGGCAACTTCACTAGCCTCCTGTCGTAAAAACCAACCTGCACCAGCTTTTAGTACAGTTTTAAAACCAAATCGAATTGCAGGAAGAGATCTCTTAATGAAGTTTTGTTTTTCCTCCTCCGGCAAAATGCTCGCAATAGCTGATGTTATTAGAAGTAATGGAGATTCTGCATGATCCCCTTTAAAGGCATCAATATAGACAACTTTAGACTCAGTTTCTTGCTCGATAATGAGATTCTTCAGTTTGATACTAAATTCTGATTTCCCTGTCCCCCATGCACCGTCTATTACCAGTGGTGAAATGTCTGCCTCTGGTTTTAACAATTTGATGATATTTTCAGCGATGTTTCTTCGTTGGAACTCGTCACGTTCAGTGAATGATAGTGTTTCTAACATAATATAAACCTGTTAACTCCTACAGTAAAAAACGCATAATACGACTTTGGGATTAAAAATCATTAACGCGGCCCGCAAAAATTCTTGTAATCTGCTAAGAGTGGTTACTTTGCCACGCAGCTTAAACCCGCCGTCGAGCGGGTTTTGTCGTTTCTGGGCCTGGGATTCGTTGGGCCTGGCCTATCCCGCAGTTATCGATTGGCTCGGCTTCTTTTACGTTTCCGCTTCTGATTTGCGGTACGTGGTATTCCCTCAATTTGCACCTGCTGTATCAGCGAGGTGAGAGATAACTACAAATGCCTCATAACCCAAATACCTGGCCTGATTTACTTGAATTGTTACAGAGCTGGTGGCGTGGAGACACACCGCTGGGCGCAGTCATTATGTCGATTGTTATGGCTGGTTTGCGCATCGCCTATTTTGGCAGTGGTGGCGGCTGGAAGCGAAAAATGCTCGAGATTTTGCTCTGTGGCGCTCTGACACTGACCTTTGCATCTGCTCTTGAGTATGTCGGATGGCCTAAATCGCTTTCTGTTGCCATTGGCGGTGGGGTTGGGTTGATTGGCGTCGATGCCATTCGCGGTGCGGCAATGAGAGTAATCGGTAACAAATTTGGTGGCTCTAAGGAGTAATTCATGCTGACACTAAATTCTCAACGTAAAGCTTTCCTTGCTATGGTGGCATGGTCAGAAGGAACGGATAACGGACGGCAACCGACATGTAACCACGGTTATGACGTTATTGTCGGAGGCGAACTGTTCACTGATTACTCCGATCATCCTCGCAAACTTGTCACACTAAACCCAAAACTAAAATCAACAGCCGCCGGACGTTATCAGCTTCTTTCACGCTGGTGGGATGCTTACCGTAAGCAGCTTGCTCTGAAAGACTTCTCTCCCAAAAGCCAGGATGCTGTGGCATTGCAGCAGATTAAAGAGCGTGGCGCTTTACAGATGATTGATCGTGGCGATATTCGTCAGGCTATCGACCGTTGCAGCAATATCTGGGCTTCATTACCCGGTGCAGGTTACGGACAGTATGAACATAAAATCGGTGACCTGATTGCCCGATTTAAAGAGGCAGGTGGGGTGGTAAATGAAGTTGAGCTATAAGCTGGTTATCGCTGCTTTCTTCGTTACTGTCATTGGTTCTTTCATCTGGTCAGCCAACCACTACTACAGCAAATATCAGTACGAAAAGAAACGTGCTGATGAGGCTGTACAAAATGCTGAATCAGCAACTGCCATTACCAATAACGTCCTGCAATCAATGCAAATCGTCAATACAGTTCTGGAGGCTAACCAGCATGCAAAACAGCAGAGCGCACTGGAGTCACAGAGAACCCAGGCTGATATCAAAGTGGCTGTTGCGGATGATGATTGTGCTGTACGCCTTGTGCCTGCTGCCGCTGCTGACCGGTTGCGGAAATACGCGGACAGTTTACGTAACAGTACCTCCAATTCCGCTTCCAGCTACTCTGACTTTGGAAACTCCAGTACCGCACATCCCCGATACTCTGACCTATGGTGACAGTCTGGAGTTGAATGTGAGTCTGTTGTCAGCGTTGGAACAGTGTAATCTTGATAAAGCGACAATAAAAAGTATCGATGCTAACAAGTAAAAGGGCCTGCACCTTTATAGAGATGATTCCGTGTTAATATCGCCCCTTTAACGGGAGGCATTATGATGGATTGGAATATGTTGTCTGCTATTGGAGCTTGTTGTTCGGCTATCGCGTCTTGGGGGGCGTTGTGTTATGCACGCAAGGCGTTAAACACATGGAATAGACAAGAGCAATTTAAAGTAAAGTTAGAGTTTAAAAGAGCTTTACTTGAGCTGGAGGATGCCTTTGAGGCAATGCCAGATAATTGGAATTCCACACAATATAGAATAGCTAGAACAAGAGTTGGACAGCAGTATAATGCTGTTGTTCACCGAGTTGATGATGAAGCACAGCTATATTTCAAGAAAGAAGACCTTAAATCAGCATACCAGAATGCAGTGAGAGCATGGGTTTTATGTGAAGGGGGGATTAAAGATAAAAGTATACATGCTGAATGGAAACAACTCAGGACTGGTTATAGTCAATATATTCTGACTGGTGGAAATAAAAATTGCTACTTATCAAAAATAGAAAAAATATATTCTAGAATTGTAGTGTTCATAGATTAATTTTTATATGAGAGAGACAAGTACTCTCTCATTATGGATATTTTACATGCCACCACGAACCCCAAAAGCCTGCCGCGTTCGCGGCTGCCGCAATACCACCATAGATCCGTCAGGCTATTGCGAAAGCCACAAAAGCGAAGGCTGGAAGCAATACAAACCAGGCCTGTCTCGTCATCAGCGCGGTTACGGTTCGAAGTGGGATACCATCCGTGAACGTGTGCTGAAGCGTGACAAAGGCCTGTGTCAGTTATGTCTGCGTGCCGGTGTGGTGCGTGAGGCGAAAACCGTTGACCACATTATCCCTAAGGCGCATGGCGGCACTGATGCAGACAGTAATCTGCAGAGTCTGTGCTGGCCGTGTCATAAGGCGAAGACGGCCTGTGAACGGCTGAAGTGATAATAACTCTCAACTGTCTGAGGGGAGGGGAGGTCAAATCTCTGTGACCTGACGTCTTCTGGACTGCCCGCCTCATCGTTTTTTTATACCCGCGAAAAATGAAATTTAACCAGGAGTGCCGCATATGGCTGGAACGGCGGGGCGTTCCGGGCGTCGCCCCAAGCCAACGGCGCGCAAGGCGCTGGCCGGAAACCCCGGCAAGCGAGCCCTGAACAAAGATGAACCTGTTTTTACGCCCATCAAAGGTGTTGAGCCACCGGAGTGGTTCGCAGAAGAAGCTCTCCCTCTCGCCACGATCATGTGGCAACTGACAACCAAAGAACTCTGCGGTCAGGGCCTGCTGTGCGTGACTGACCTGGCGGTACTTGAGCGGTGGTGCGTGGCCTATGAGTTCTGGCGACGTGCCGTGAAAAATATTGCCATACAGGGCAACACCATCACCGGTGCAATGGGCGGCATGGTCAAAAATCCGGAGCTGACCGCCAAAAAAGAACAGGAGTCCGAGATGAGCAGCACGGGTGCAATGCTCGGACTCGACCCCAGCAGCCGCCAGCGTCTGATTGGCCTGGCGGGGCAGAAGAAAGCCACTAACCCGTTTCTGAAAATCATCGAGTCATGAGCCGGAAATCTTACCCCAACGTAAATGCTGCCAATCAGTATGCCCGTGATGTCGTGCGCGGAAAGATTGTGGCCTGCCAGTTTGTGATTCAGGCCTGCCAGCGCCATCTTGATGACCTGATGGCGGAAAAAAGTAAGTCGTTTCGTTACCGCTTCGACAAGGACCTGGCTGAACGGGCCGCGAAATTTATTCAGCTGTTGCCACACACCAAGGGGGAGTGGGCATTCAAACGGATGCCCATCACGCTGGAGCCGTGGCAGCTCTTTGTGATCTGCTGCGCGTTTGGCTGGGTCAATAAAGGCTCCCGGCTGCGCCGCTTCCGGGAGGTGTATACCGAAATCCCCCGTAAGAACGGCAAATCGGCAATCTCTGCCGGTGTTGCCCTGTATTGTTTTGCCTGTGATAACGAGTTTGGCGCGGAAGTGTATTCCGGTGCCACGACAGAGAAACAAGCGTGGGAAGTCTTTCGCCCGGCGCGACTGATGTGTAAACGCACACCAATGCTGACGGAAGCGTTCGGGATTGAGGTTAACGCCTCAAACATGAACCGTCCGGAGGATGGCGCGCGGTTTGAACCGCTGATCGGTAACCCCGGTGATGGTTCATCACCCCACTGTGCGGTGGTGGATGAATATCACGAGCACGCCACCGATGCGCTTTACACCACGATGCTTACCGGGATGGGGGCGCGACGTCAGCCACTGATGTGGGCCATTACTACTGCCGGGTACAACATTGAGGGGCCGTGCTACGACAAGCGGCGGGAAGTTATCGAGATGCTCAACGGGTCGGTACCCAACGATGAACTGTTCGGGATCATCTATACCGTTGATGAAGGCGATGACTGGACCGACCCGCAGGTGCTGGAAAAAGCTAACCCGAATATTGGCGTGTCGGTTTATCGCGAATTTTTGTTAAGTCAGCAGCAGCGTGCGAAAAATAACGCCCGTCTGACAAACGTCTTTAAAACAAAGCACCTCAATATCTGGGTGTCGGCACGTTCGGCGTATTTTAACCTGGTGAGCTGGCAGAGCTGCGAGGATAAATCACTGACCCTTGAGCAGTTCGAGGGGCAGCCGTGCATTCTGGCCTTTGACCTGGCGCGTAAGCTGGATATGAACAGTATGGCGCGACTTTATACCCGCGAGATTGACGGTAAAACGCATTACTACAGTGTGGCTCCGCGCTTCTGGGTACCGTATGACACGGTGTACAGCGTCGAGAAAAATGAAGATCGCCGGACAGCCGAACGCTTTCAGAAATGGGTGGAAATGGGCGTTCTGACCGTTACCGCTGGTGCGGAGGTGGATTATCGCTACATCCTCGAAGAGGCCAAAGCGGCGAACAAAATCAGCCCGGTCTGTGAGTCACCCATCGACCCCTTCGGGGCGACCGGGCTGTCGCATGACCTTGCTGATGAAGACCTGAACCCCATCACCATCATTCAGAACTACACCAACATGTCCGATCCGATGAAAGAACTGGAAGCGGCGATTGAATCGGGACGTTTTCATCATGACGGCAATCCCATCATGACCTGGTGTATCGGCAACGTGGTCGGCAAAAACATGCCGGGTAACGATGATGTGGTGAAACCCGTCAAAGAGCAGGCGGAAAACAAAATCGATGGTGCAGTTGCGCTGATTATGACGGTTGGCAGAGCCATGCTGTACGAAAAAGAAGACACGCTGTCTGATCACATTGAGTCCTACGGGATCCGCTCGCTTTAACTGAGGTAATTATGATCATGCTGATTCTCGCGCCTCTGGTGGGCGTGCTGGGTGCGCTTTTGCTGGCGTATGGTGCCTGGCTGATTTATCCCCCGGCGGGTTTTGTTGTTGCCGGGGCGCTGTGCATGTTCTGGTCGTGGCTGGTGGCGCGATATCTCGACCGTACACAGCAGTCTGTCGGCGGAGGTAAATAGTGTTCTTTTCGGGATTATTTCAACGAAAAAGTGACGCGCCGGTGACCACGCCAGCAGAGCTGGCGGATGCTATCGGGCTGTCATACGACACCTATACCGGAAAGCAGATCAGCAGTCAGCGGGCCATGCGACTGACGGCGGTTTTTTCCTGCGTCAGAGTGCTGGCAGAGTCGGTCGGGATGTTGCCCTGCAACCTGTATCACCTGAACGGCAGCCTGAAACAGAGAGCCACTGGCGAACGTCTGCATAAGCTGATCTCCACGCATCCCAATGGCTATATGACGCCGCAGGAGTTCTGGGAGCTGGTGGTCACCTGTCTGTGCCTGCGGGGCAACTTTTATGCCTACAAAGTGAAAGCATTTGGCGAAGTGGCTGAACTGCTGCCCGTCGATCCCGGTTGTGTGGTGCCGAAGCTTAACAGTAGCTGGGAGCCGGTCTATCAGGTCACATTCCCGGATGGCTCCACGGATGTACTGAGCCAGGAGGATATCTGGCATGTGCGCACGCTGACGCTGGACGGACTGGTGGGGCTGAATCCCATCGCCTATGCCCGCGAGGCAATATCGCTGGCGGCAGCGACCGAAGAGCACGGGGCCAGACTGTTCAGCAATGGCGCGGTGACGTCGGGTGTGTTGCGTACAGAGCAGACGCTGTCGGATCAGGCTTATGAGCGCCTGAAGAAAGATTTTGAGGAGCGTCACACCGGGCTTGGTAATGCTCACCGCCCGATGATCCTTGAGATGGGGCTGGACTGGAAGTCGATGGCGCTGAACGCCGAGGACAGCCAGTTCCTGGAAACCCGCAAGTTTCAGCTTGAAGAAATCTGTCGTCTGTTCCGGGTGCCATTGCACATGGTGCAGAACACCGATCGCGCCACCTTCAACAATATTGAAGAGCTGGGGCTGGGATTTATCAACTATTCACTGGTGCCGTATCTGACCCGCATCGAACAGCGGATCAACACCGGACTGGTACGAAAAAGTAAGCAGGGCGTTTTTTACGCCAAATTTAACGCAGGAGCGTTACTGCGTGGGGATATGAAGTCCCGTTTTGAAGCCTATGCCACCGGGATCAACTGGGGGATTTACTCTCCCAATGACTGCCGCGACCTGGAAGATATGAATCCGCGTCCCGGTGGTGATGTCTATCTCACACCGATGAACATGACCACGAAACCCTCCGATGGCAGTAAAACTGGTAAGCAGAAGGATAACGCCAATGCAGACGAAACAACGTCTTGATGTACCGCTGAGTCTTAAATCTGTCAGTGACTCCGGTGAGTTTGAAGGGTATGGCTCCGTCTTTGGTGTAAAGGACAGCCACGATGATGTGGTGATGTCCGGGGCATTTGCTGCTTCCCTGCGGGAGTGGAGTGACAGAAAAGCGTTACCTGCGCTGCTCTGGCAGCACCGCATGGATGAGCCCATCGGTGTTTACAACGAAATGAAGGAAGACGATGTCGGGCTGTACGTTAAGGGGCGATTGCTCATTGATGATGATCCCCTGGCAAAACGCGCACATGCACACATGAAGGCCGGTTCGTTAACCGGCCTTTCTATTGGGTACGTACTGAAAGACTGGGAATACGACCGGAGCAAAGAAGCCTTTCTGCTGAAAGAAATCGACCTCTGGGAAGTCAGTCTGGTGACGTTCCCGTCAAACGATGAGGCACGGATCAGCGACGTCAAGAACGCGCTGGCCCGCGGGGAAATCCCCGAACAGAAAAAAATCGAAAGAGTCCTGCGTGATGTCGGACTCTCCCGTACCCAGGCCAAAGCATTCATGGCCGGGGGCTATGGCGCACTGTCCCTGCGCGACGCTGAGGATGTGGGCTCTGCACTGAATGTACTGAAAAATCTGAACTTCTAATCAGGAGAAATACGATGGCGGTTGATATTAAAGATGTGGAACAGGTCGCGCAGGAACTTCAACAGAAGTTTGACGACTTCAAAGCAAAGAACGACAAGCGCGTTGAGGCGATTGAGCAGGAAAAGGGCAAGCTTGCCGGGCAGGTGGAAACCCTGAACGGGAAACTCAGCGAGCTGGAAAATCTCAAAAGCGACCTTGAAAAAGAGCTGCTTGAGCTGAAACGTCCGGCAGGTGGAGCGCAAAACAAGGTGGCTGCAGAACATAAAGACGCTTTCGTCGGCTTTCTGCGTAAAGGCCGCGAAGACGGTCTGCGCGATCTGGAGCGTAAGGCGTTGCAGGTGGGCACTGATGAGGATGGTGGTTATGCCGTGCCGGAAGAGCTGGATCGCAGCATTCTCAGCCTGCTGAAAGATGAGGTGGTGATGCGCCAGGAGGCCACGGTGATCACCGTGGGCGGTTCCGACTATAAAAAACTGGTGAATCTGGGTGGTACGGCTTCCGGATGGGTCGGCGAAACTGACACGCGTTCCCAGACCGCTACTTCCAGGCTGGGACTGATTGAGCCTTTCATGGGGGAAATCTACGGCAACCCGCAGGCCACCCAGAAAATGCTGGATGATGCCTTCTTCAACGTGGAAGCCTGGATCAACAGTGAACTGGCGACCGAATTTGCCGAACAGGAGGAAATTGCCTTTACCACTGGTGACGGCACCAAGAAGCCGAAAGGGTTCCTGGCCTATGAATCCACCGAAGAGTCCGATAAGGCTCGTGCGTTCGGTAAACTTCAGCACATCGTATCCGGTGAAGCGACCGCGGTGACCGCTGATGCCATCATTAAGCTGATTTACACGCTGCGTAAGGCGCATCGTACCGGCGCGAAGTTCATGATGAACAACAACAGCCTGTTTGCCATCCGTCTGCTGAAAGATACCGAGGGTAACTATCTGTGGCGTCCGGGGCTGGAACTGGGACAGCCATCCTCACTGGCGGGTTACGGTATCGCTGAAAACGAACAGATGCCGGATATCGCCGCCGATGCGAAAGCCATTGCGTTTGGTAACTTCAAACGGGGTTACACCATCGTTGACCGTATCGGCACCCGCATCCTGCGCGACCCGTACACCAACAAACCGTTTGTCGGTTTTTATACCACCAAGCGCACCGGGGGTATGCTGGTCGATTCACAGGCTATCAAGCTGCTGAAAGTCGCTGCTGCGTAATCACTGGTGGGGCGCTGAACGGCGCCCCTGTTCTGACAGGTGAGGGAATCATGATCCTGAAACAAGATCTCAAATGGTCGCCAGACGGTCTGCGTGTTGAAATCATTCGTGCCGGTGAACACGACGACAGGATACTCCCGGCCCGGGTGCAGGAGATTGCGCTTCAGACCGGGTTAGCAGAGTGCGAAACCAGTGCAAAAAGCAATAAAGCGGTGAAAGAGAAAAAATCCACGACCAGTCAAGAGGGCTGAGTATGCTTCTGAGCGTGGAAGAAATTAAAGCTCAACTCCGGCTGGATGAGGATTTTGAAGCCGATGAGCGCTACCTGCAACTGCTGGCCAGAGCGGTACAAAAGCGGACGGAGACGTATCTGAACCGGAAGCTCTATGCGCCGGATGAAACCATTCCGGACAGCGATCCTGACGGACTGCTCCTGCAGGATGATATCCGTCTGGGGATGTTGATGCTTATCAGTCATTTCTACGAAAACCGATCTTCCGTCACGGAAGTGGAAAAACTCGATATGCCACAGAGCTTTGGCTGGCTTGTCGGTCCATACAGGTACTTTCCACAATGAAAATTCGTCAGGCGCAGACCAGCGCAACTTACATATTGCCTGACCCCGGCGAGCTGGATAAACGGATAGCGATTCGCCTGCGTGTGGATGAGCCGAATGATGATTTTGGCGTGTCCCCCTCGTATCCGGAGGAAATCCGCACCTGGGCGAAGATGGCCCAGCCCGGAGCGGCGGCCTATCAGGGCTCCGTACAGACGGAAAAAATCGTGACGCACTATTTCACGATCCGCTGGCGCCGGAATATTACCGCCGATCATGAAGTGTTCTGCGACGGGCAGGTTTACCGCATCCGGCGCATACGCGACCTGAACAGCAAACGTCGTTTCCTGTTACTCGAATGCGAGGAACTGGGCACTGAACGGGGAGAGGGCTATGCAGAACAAAGCGTTTTTACACGTTGATTTTGAACAACCGGAAACGCTTGTTTTTAACCGGGCGCGTTTGCGCCGGGCGTTTGTCAGTATCGGGCAGGTACATATGCGTGATGCCCGCCGCCTGGTCATGAAGCGGGGGCGTTCCGGACCCGGCGATAATCCTTCATACAGAACGGGAAAACTGGCACGCTCCATCGGGTATTACGTTCCGCGGGCATCCAGTCGCCGTCCTGGATTGATGGTGAAAATTGCCCCTAATCAGAAGAACGGGGAAGGGAACCGCCCGATCTCAGGCGCATTTTACCCTGCATTTCTGTTTTACGGTGTACGGCGCGGCGCAAAACGTAAAAAAGGGCATCACCGGGGGGCCTCCGGTGGCAGCGGCTGGAAAATTGCTCCCCGCAACAACTATATGGCGGAGGTTCTGGATAAACGCCGCAGCTGGACACGTTATGTGCTCTCCCGCGAATTGCGAAAATCACTCCGTCCTCAGCGAAGGAAGAAAAAATGAAATTAACCCCGATTATTGCGGCACTTCGCAGCCGTTGCCCTCGGTTTGAAAACCGTGTGGGTGGCGCAGCGCAGTTTAAAGCGATACCGGAGGCCGGAAAGCTCAGACTACCAGCCGCGTATGTTGTGCCAGCCGAAGACGTCACGGGTGAGCAGAAATCGCAGACCGACTACTGGCAGGATTTGACGGAGGGTTTTTCCGTCATCGTGGTACTCAGCAACGAACGGGATGAAAAAGGGCAGTGGGCTTCTTACGACGCAGTTCACGACGTCAGGCAGGAAATCTGGAAGGCGCTGCTGGGGTGGGAGCCGGATCCGCAGGCGCATGAAATTCAGTATGCGGGTGGGATGCTTCTCGATCTGAACCGCCACGAACTGTATTACCAGTTCGACTTCACGGTGAAGTATGAAATTACCGAAACAGACACCCGCCAGCAGGATGATCTGGACGGCCTGCCCGACCTTAAAACGCTCAGTATTAATGTTGATTTTATCGAACCCGGTACCGGGCCAGATGGCGACATCGAGCACCACACCGAAATTACATTTCAGGAATAAACCATGTTTGTGAAACCCGCAAAAGGGCGATCGGTTCCCGATCCGGCCCGTGGCGACCTTTTACCTGAAGGAGGTCGAAATGTTGATGAGAATAACTACTGGCTGCGCCGCGAGGCCGCTGGGGATGTCCGGCGCACGAATAAAAAGGTGAAAACAAATGGCGATTAGTTTTAATTCCATCCCGTCAGATACACGGGTTCCGCTGTTTTATGCCGAGATGGATAACTCGGCGGCAAATACCGCCCGGGACAGCGGGGCATCACTGCTGATTGGTCACGCCAGCAATGATGCGTCAATTGCCGTCAACAGTCTTGTTCTGGTGTCATCGGTTGATTATGCCCGTCAGATTTGCGGTGCCGGAAGCCAGCTGGCCCGTATGGTCGGGGCGTACCGTAAGACCGATCCATTTGGCGAACTGTATGTCATTGCCGTACCTGAATCCACAGGCGCGGCAGCAACCGTCGCTTTGACGGTAACTGGCGAAGCGACGGAAACCGGAACGGTGAATGTCTATACCGGCCGAACCCGCGTTCAGGCTCCCGTGACCAGCGGTGATGACGCTGCGGCGGTGGCTGTGAGCATTAAGGATGCGGTCAATGCAAACCCTGATCTTCCCTTTACGGCAACATCAGAAGCGGGGGTGGTGACACTGACTGCGCGCCACAAGGGGTTATATGGAAATGAAATTCCGGTCACTCTCAATTATTACGGCTTTGGCGGTGGGGAGGTGTTACCGGCGGGTGTGAATATTACGGTTGCCAGCGGCGTGAAGGGGGCTGGTGCGCCAGCTCTTAACGACGCGGTGGCAGCGATGGGAGATGAGCCGTTCGATTATATCGGCCTTCCGTTTAACGACACGGCATCGGTGAACACGATGGCAACTGAAATGAATGATTCCAGCGGTCGCTGGAGTTATGTCCGGCAGTTGTATGGTCACGTTTATACGGCGAAGACGGGGACTCTGTCGGAGCTTGTGGCCGCGGGTGACCAGTTTAACCTGCAGCACATCACCCTGGCGGGCTATGAGAAAGACACCCAGACGCCTGCTGATGAACTGGCTGCAAGCCGTACTGCCCGTGCTGCGGTTTTTATCCGTAACGATCCGGCGCGCCCGACCCAGACCGGGGAACTGGTGGACATGCTGCCGGCACCGAAAGGCAAACGCTTCACGACGACTGAACAGCAGACGTTACTTTCCCACGGTGTGGCAACGGCGTATGTGGAAAGCGGCGTGCTGCGTATTCAGCGGGATATCACGACGTACAGGAAAAATGCGTATGGTGTGGCGGATAACAGCTACCTTGACAGCGAGACGCTGCATACCAGTGCTTATGTGTTGCGCCGTCTGAAATCTGTTATTACCAGTAAATACGGGCGCCATAAACTTGCTAATGATGGTACGCGTTTCGGGCCTGGTCAGGCCATTGTCACGCCTGCCGTTATCCGTGGTGAGCTGGGATCAACATATCGCCAGATGGAGCGGGAAGGCATCGTGGAAAACTTCGATCTGTTCCAGCAACATCTGATAGTTGAGCGTAACGCGAACAATTCGAACCGCCTGGATGTGCTGTTTCCGCCTGATTATGTCAATCAGTTACGTGTGTTTGCAGTGCTTAGCCAGTTCCGTCTGCAGTACAGCGAGGAGGCTGCATAATGGGAAAAATTGCGGGAACAACGTATTTCAAAATCGACGGACAGCAACTGTCGGTAACCGGAGGGATTGAAGTCCCCATGAACACCAAAGTTCGTGACGACGTGATTGGCCTGGATGGTTCCGTTGACTACAAGGAAACCAGCCGGGCACCGTATACGAAGGTGACCGCCAAAGTGCCGAAAAACTTCCCGGTCGATAAAATTACGTCTTCTGATGTTATGACCATCACATCAGAGCTGGCAAATGGTCAGGTGTATGTTCTCTCAAACGCCTGGCTGCACGGCGAAGCCAACCATAACCCGGAAGAGGGCACCGTGGATCTTGAGTTCCACGGTGAGGAGGGATTTTACCAGTGATAAAAGAACTTGTGCTCAAAAAGCCGATTATGGCGCATAACGAAAAGCTTCATGTGCTGGAGCTGCGCGAACCGTCTTACGATGAAATCGAAGCCATTGGTTTTCCGTTCACCGTTTCCGGTGACGGCGGCGTCCGGCTGGACAGTTCGGTTGCGCTGAAATATATCCCTGTGCTGGCAGGTATTCCACGCTCCTCGGCAGCGCAACTGGCAAAACTGGATATTTTCAAAGCCTGTATGTTGATCCTCAATTTTTTTACCCGGTCGGAGACGGAGGAGGACTCAGAAAGCGAGTCTACAACACCGCATACTTCTGGCGAATAAACCCCCTGGAGCTCCGGCGGGAGGCGATATCCGATTTTCTGGAGCTGGAGTCGGAGGCTGTCCGTATCAATGAGGAAATGAAGCATGGCTGACAGTTTCCAGTTAAAGGCCATTATCACTGCCGTTGACCAGTTATCGGGTCCGCTGAAAGGGATGCAGCGGGAACTGAAGGGATTTCAGAAAGAAATGGCCGGGCTGGCGATCGGCGCTGCTGCTGCCGGGACCGCTGTTCTTGGGGCGCTGGCGCTGCCCGTGAATGCTGCGATCGGCTTTGAGTCAAAAATGGCTGACATCCGGAAGGTGGTTGACGGCCTGGATGATAAAAAAGCATTCGCGCAGATGAGTGACGATATCCTGACGCTGTCCACACAGTTACCGATGGCGGCGGAGGGAATTGCAGAGATCGTGGCGGCGGGCGGGCAGGCAGGCATTGCCCGCGGCGATTTGATGCAGTTTGCGAACGACGCAGTGAAAATGGGTGTGGCGTTTGATACCACTGCCGAAGAGTCCGGTCAGATGATGGCGCAGTGGCGGACAGCGTTCAAACTGACGCAGGAAGACGTGGTTGTCCTGGCCGATAAAATCAACTATCTGGGGAATACCGGCCCGGCAAATGCGAAGAAAATTTCTGATATCGTGACGCGGATTGGTCCGCTTGGCGGTGTTGCCGGAGTGGCATCCGGCGAAATTGCCGCGATGGGCGCCACCATTGCCGGGATGGGGGTTGAATCGGAGATAGCCTCCACTGGTATCAAAAACTTCATGCTGTCGTTAACCGCAGGTAATTCGGCAACCAAAGCCCAGAAACAGGCTATGGCTTTCCTGAAGCTGAATCCCCGGAAACTCGCTGAGGATATGCAAAAGGATTCGCGCGGGGCCATGCTGAAGGTGCTGGACTCGCTCGCGAAAGTGCCAAAAGCTAAACAGGCCGCCGTCATGAATGCGCTGTTTGGCAAGGAGTCACTTAGCGCGATTGCCCCGCTGCTGACCAACCTGGATTTGTTACGCACCAATTTTGATCGTGTGGCTGATGCCCAGGAATATGGCGGCTCGATGCAGAAGGAATACGCATCCCGCGCGTCCACAACAGAAAACCAGCTGGTTCTGCTGAAAAACAGCGTCAATGCGATTTCGGTAACGCTGGGCGATACCTTCCTGCCCGCCATTAACGAAGCTGCAGAAGCGGTCATGCCTTACCTGGAGCAGCTCCGGACATTCGTTCGCGCGAATCCTGAACTGGTTCAGTCTGCGGCGAAGTTCGGCGCGGCGCTGCTGGCTGTTGGCGTATCCATTGGCAGCCTGTCCCGGGCTGTCAAAATCCTGAACAGTGTCATTAATCTCTCTCCGGCGAAAGTCGCCATTGCGGCGCTGGTGGCCGGCGCTATGCTGATCATTGAGAACTGGGACGATGTTGCTCCGGTGATTAAGGCGGTATGGCAGGAGGTCGATAACGTTGCGCAGGAGATGGGCGGATGGGAGACGGTGATTGAAGGGGTTGGTCTGGTTATGGCTGGTTCTTTTACCGTCAGGACCATTGGTGCCCTGCAGCAGTCCGTCCTGCTGGCCGGACGGCTTTCCGGTCTGCTGGGTAAAATTGGCCGGATGGGGGCCATGACGCTGACAATTGGCGTGGCGGTGTCACTCTTTAAAGAGCTTAAGGATCTGGAGCAGGGGGCAAAGGATGCGGGTATGGATGCTGGCGCATTCGCTGTACAGAAGCTGCAAACGAAGGAGCGTGAACGCGGGTATAACGGTTTTATTCCCAGACTCAAAGAGCTTCTTGGTATGGACACCCCGATTCCGCAGGGGCGTTATCAACCTTATGTGCCACTGACCCGGCGTTCTGGCGTACTCGAGCGAGCTGTCCCGCCATCAACGCAGCGCAGCGAACTCAAAGTGACATTTGAGAATGCACCACAAGGTATGCGTGTGACTGATATACCGAAATCCGGTAATCCATTGATGAACATCAGCCATGATGTGGGTTACTCACCCTTTCGTACATCACGATAAACCTGCTCCGGCAGGTTTTCTTATGGGGTAAATATGGCTTTTTTCTCCTCAACTGGCTGGCGCGGGCGCCTGCGTGATGCATCATTTCGTGGAGTGCCTTTCTCCGTTGAAGATGATGAAAGCACCTTTGGACGCCGCGTACAGGTACATGAATATCCGAACAGGGATAAGCCCTGGACGGAGGATTTAGGTCGCGCCACGCGCCGCCTGACGATAAATGCTTATCTTGTCGGTGATGATTACGCAGACAGGCGGGATCGTCTTATTGGTGCCATTGAAACCGCAGGCCCTGGTACGCTGGTCCATCCGCAGTATGGCGAAATGCAGGGCAGCATTGACGGACAGGTCAGGATCACTCACAGCAGTACAGAAGGGCGCATGTGTCGTGTCTCCTTTCAGTTTGTGGAAAGTGGTGAACTTTCTTTTCCGGTGGCAGGAATGGCAACGGCGAAGCGCCTGGAAACATCAGGCGGGCTTTTCGACGATGCGATTGACAGTATGTTTTCCACATTCTCGTTGTCAGGTATTTCTGATTTTATCCAGAACGATGTCATTGCCGATGCTGCCTCCATGCTGGGCGATGTTGCCGATGCTTTCAGGATGGTTGATTCCGGCGTGTCTGCCGCAATGCGGCTGTTACAGGGGGATTTGTCTGTCATTCTGATGCCACCGAGCGCCGCAAGTGATTTCGTTAACGCACTGCAAAAAGCCTGGCGCTCAGGTGACAGGCTCAGAGGCAGTACATCGGATCTGGTCACGATGATAAAAACGATGTCAGGTATCACCCTTGATCCCGGTCTTTCCCCCCGTGGCACCTGGCCCACTGACTCCGGATCTGCTGCGAAACAGAAAATGCAACGCAATATGATCGCAGCCGCCATCAGGACAACAGCCATCAGCACAGCCGTCCACGCCGTGACAACACTGAAGCAGCCGCGTGATGTACCTGGTGCCCGGGGCGTAAATCAGCCTGCAGGAACAGGCCGTGACTCAGACATTATCACTGTCATGCACCCGGCGCTGGATGGTGTACAGACAGTCAGTAATGGCAGCTTTCCACCGAATTATGAAGATCTGAAAGCTATCCGGACCGCGCTCAATGCTGCGATTGACCAGGAGCAGTTGCGTATCCGGGATGATGTGCTTTTCCAGCAAATTTCCGTTATGCGGACGGATCTCAATCGCGATATTTCTGCACGACTGGCACAGGTTGAACGTACTGCATTGCGAACGCCTGATGATGTTCTGCCTGCACTGGTACTGGCTGCAGCCTGGTATGACGACGCCGGGCGGGAATCTGATATCCTCACTCGTAATCCCGTTCCCCATCCAGGATTTATCCCGGTTGAGCCGCTGAGGGTTCCGGTACGATGAATAATACGGTTTTTTTACGCGTCAACGGGCGTGACTGGGGAGGATGGACGTCAGTACGGATAAGTGCGGGCATTGACCGTATTGCCCGGGACTTTAATGTCTCGATCACCCGGCAGTGGCCTGGTGGAGAAGACGTACCGCCAGTAAAAAATGGTGACGCTGTTGAGGTACTCATTGGCGATGATTTAGTCATTACCGGCTGGGTTGAGGCGTTGCCACTACGTTATGATGCGCAGACCATTATGACGGGCATTGTCGGGCGCAGCAAAACGGCAGATCTTATCGACTGTTCTGCATCGCCTGCACAGCATAACGGGAAAAATTTATTCCTGATCGCCAGCGCACTTGCCCGGCCATTCGGCGTGAACGTTGTTGATGCAGGCGCGCCGGCAGCCGCCGTTATTGAGGCTCAGCCGGAACATGGTGAAACGGTTGTGGACTGTCTGAACAGGTTGCTTGGACAGGCTCAGGCGCTGGCATATGACGACGAACGGGGACGGCTGGTTCTCGGCAGGCCGGGCAGTATGAAAGCAGCCACGGCACTGGTACTTGGCGAGAATATTCTTTCCTGTGATACCGAGCGTAGTGTTCGCGAGCGTTTCTCCAGTTATCTGGTTACGGGGCAGCGTCCTGGTACGGATGACGATTTCGGCGAGGCAACCATTGCTGCTATCCGGCAGAGTACTGGTGATGCAGGCGTCACGCGGTATCGTCCCCACACCATTCAGCAGTCAGGAACTGCCACAACTGACAGCTGCAAATCACGCTGTGAATTTGAAGCCCGTCAGCGTGCGGCGAAAACGCTGGAAACCACCTATACCGTACAGGGATGGAGACAGGGGAATGGAGAATTGTGGAAACCGAACCAGGCCGTGGTGGTGTATGACCCGCTGAACGGTTTTGACAATGAAACGCTGGTGATCGCCGAAGTGACGTACAGCCAGGACAATAACGGCACCCTGACCGAAATCCGGGTGGGGCCTGCGGATGCTTATCTTCCTGAACCATTCAGGCCGAAAGCGAAGAAAAAAGTCAGTGAGGAGGCGGATTTCTGATGGCTAACCATCCTCTTCAGAACATGGTAACGCGCGCAGTCATTACCGCGATTGATACCGTCAGAAAATGCCAGACTGCCGGACTGAAACTTATTGCCGGTGAAAAAAAAGAGAATGTGGAGCATCTTGAACCTTACGGTTTCACCTCTGCAGCACAGAATGGCGCAGAAGCGGTGGTATTGTTTCCCGGCGGTGACCGTTCGCACGGAGTGGCTGTGGTTGTGGCTGACCGCCGCTTCAGACTGAAAGGGCTGGCGCGCGGGGAAGTCGCGCTATATGACGATCAGGGGCAGTCGGTCACATTAACCCGCGCCGGAATAGTGATAAATGGCGGCGGAAAGCCAGTTATTTTCACGAATGCCACTAAAGCACGTTTTGAAATGCCGATCGAATCCACTGGCGATATCAGGGACAACTGTGACAGCAGTGGAAAAACGATGGCTGAAATGCGCACGACCTATAACGGTCATACCCATAGAGAAAATGGCTATGGCGGCGGTATAACCGATAAGCCTGGCCAACCCATGAGCTGACATCATGATCCTTTATGTTAATGGAATCCGTAAGGATGCCACGGCTTCGCTCGACCTTCTGACGCGGGCAGTGGTGATTTCTCTTTTTACCTGGCGCCGGGCGGAACGGGATGACAGGACCCCACAGCCATACGGCTGGTGGGGGGACACCTGGCCTGCTGTTCAGAATGACCGCATCGGTTCCCGCCTCTACCTGCTGAAACGCCGCAAACTCACCAATAAAACGCCGCAGGATGCCCGCGAATACATGCAGCAGGCGCTGGCGTGGATGACAGACGATGGCGTGGCGGCACGTATTGATGTGACATCCGAACGCACAGGAACAGATACCCTGGCAGCTGGCGTGACGATATATCAGCGGGACGGGGTAATTCACAATATTACATTCGATGATATATGGAGCGAACTTAATGGCTGACAGTCAATTTGCACGTCCTGAACTTCCTCAGTTGATTGCAACCATTCGTAGCGATTTACTGACCCGTTTTCAGCAGGATGTTGTGTTACGTCGCATGGATGCCGAGGTTTACAGCCGGGTACAGGCTGCTGCCGTACATACGCTGTATGGTTATATCGATTATCTGGCCCGGAATATGCTGCCTGATATGTGTGATGAGGAATGGCTTTACCGTCACGCTATGATTAAGCGTTGCCCCAGGAAAAATGCCGTATCTGCGAAGGGATTTGCACGCTGGGATGGTATTGCCGGAACGCCGGAGATCCCCGCGGGTACACAGATTCAGCGGGATGATCAGGTTACATTCACGACCCTGCAGACGGTGAAAGCTTCCGGCGGCCTGTTACGTGTGCCGGTTATTGCTGATGTGGCGGGAACTGCCGGTAATACTGACGATGGTACGGCGTTACGCCTTGGCACGCCGATTACTGGTATTCCTTCTACAGGTTACGCTGACACTCTGACCGGGGGGGCTGATACAGAGGAGCTTGAAACGTGGCGCGCGCGTGTCATGGAGCGCTATTACTGGATACCACAGGGGGGCGCTGATCCTGATTACGTCATCTGGGCAAAGGAAATCGCAGGAATAACCCGTGCGTGGACATTCCGCCATTATAAAGGGACCGGCACCGTTGGTGTGATGGTGGCTACCAGTAACCCGGTTAATCCGGCTCCTGGCGACGATCTCGTTAAGGCTGTACGTGACCATATTTTGCCGCTGGCACCTGTTGCTGGCGGCGGACTCTTTGTTTTCGCTGCCACTGAAAAAAGCATTCCGGTAACAGTCGCACTGGCCAAAGATACCCCGGAAATTCGTACTGCCATTATTGCGGAGCTAAATGCGCTGATGCTGCGTGATGGCGCGCCGTCAGGAAAAATTTATGTTTCGCGAATCAGCGAGGCGATAAGCCTTGCGACCGGGGAAGTGGCACATCAGCTGCGTGTGCCGGCGGCAGATGTGGTACTGGGAAAAACTGAACTTCCTGTCCTGGGGAATATAACCTGGGCCACCTATACCGGGGAGAACGGATAACTATGGCGTTGCAGGACGAATATACGCAGTTACTTTATCACCTTCTGCCGGAAGGACCTGCCTGGGACGGAGAAAATCCACTGATTGAAGGGCTGGCGCCGTCGCTGAACCGGGTACATCAGAGAGCGGATGAACTGATGGCTGAAATTGACCCGGCCAGAACTACGGAACTTATAGACCGTTATGAACAGCTGTATGGCCTGCCTGATTCCTGTGCACCGGAAGGCGTTCAGACATTACAGCAGCGCCAGCAACGGCTGGATGCAAAGGCAAATGTTGCTGGCGGTATAAACGAGAGGTTTTATCGGGAACAGCTTGATGCATTGGGGTATACCGCTCCCACCATTGAGCAGTTTCAGAATCTCGACAGCACACCCGATCCTGAATGGGGGAAATTCTGGCGTTACTACTGGCGTGTGAATATTCCGGCCGATGCGAACATCAGCTGGCAGACCTGTACAAGCACCTGCGATTCTGCGATCAGAACGTGGGGCGATACTGTTGCTGAATGTGTGATTGATAAGCTTTGTCCATCGCATACGGTTGTTGTTTTTGCTTATCCGGAAGGAAAAGAGAATGCACAGAATTGATACGCCCACCGCGCAAAAAGATAAATTTGGTCAGGGGAAAAACGGATTTACGAATGGTGATCCCGCCACGGGCCGCCGCGCAACGGATCTCAACAGTGATATGTGGGATGCAGTCCAGGAAGAGGTCTGCACTGTTATTGAAGCCGCCGGCATACCACTCAGTAAAGGCGAACATACGCAGCTTCACGCGGCCATTGACAGGCTGATTGCCGAACAGGTTAAAACCCGTCTTGAAAAAAATCAGAATGGCGCGGACATTCCGGACAAAAGTTTATTTGTGCGTAATATCGGAGCGCTTCCTGCCAACGGTACGGCTGTTGCAGCGAACAGACTGGCATCACGCGGCGCGCTTCCGGCACTGACTGGTACGACAAGGGGCAGCGATAGTGGCCTGATAATGGGCGAGGTTTACAACAATGGCTATCCGACGCAATACGGAAATATTTTACGTCTGACCGGAACCGGTGATGGGGAAATCCTCATTGGCTGGAGCGGGACAAATGGTGCGCCAGCGCCCGCATATATTCGCAGCCATCGAGATACCGCCGATGCTGAGTGGTCCGAATGGGCAATGCTTTACACCACACTAAACCCACCTCCGGATTCGCATCCAGTAGGGGCGGCGATTGCATGGCCATCTGATGCTACTCCGGCAGGTTACGCTCTGATGCAGGGGCAGTCCTTCGATAAATCTGCTTACCCGTTACTGGCTATAGCATATCCGTCCGGCGTTATCCCTGACATGAGAGGCTGGACAATAAAGGGTAAGCCCATCAGTGGACGTGCCGTATTGTCGCAAGAAATGGACGGCAATAAATCGCACTCGCACACCGCGCGGGCGCAGGATACTGACTTAGGGACAAAATCTACCTCATCTTTTGATTACGGCACGAAATCGACCAATACCACGGGCAATCATACTCACCAGTTCGGCGGTTATATCAATTCATACTGGGGAGATTCCAATCACACCTCATTTCAGCCTGGAGGTGGTGCATGGACACAGGCCGCTGGCGACCATGCGCATACAGTTTATATCGGAGGACACGAGCACACGATGTATATAGGTCCACACGGACACGTCGTTATTGTGGACGCAGACGGTAATGCGGAAACAACAGTGAGAAATATCGCATTTAATTATATTGTGAGGCTGGCATGATTAAATTAATTCTTTCAGCACCCGTGCCAGCAATGGCCGCGGCTTTTGAACATTCTTTTCAGAATACCGAAAATGTGGAAATTATCCCAGGACCGTTTGATACCATCACTCAGTTTGACTGCATGGTCAGTGCGGCGAACTCTTTCGGTCTTATGGACGGCGGTGTGGATGCTGCTATTACGGCATATTTCGGGTCGCAATTACAGGAACGGGTACAGCAAAATATCATCCGTGAATATCTGGGAGAGCAGCCCGTCGGCAGCGCCTTTGTTATTGAAACGGGTAACAGTCAGCATCCGTGGCTGGTTCATGCCCCGACGATGCGCGTTCCGCTGATAATCGACGGCACCGACGCGGTTTATAATGCAACACGTGCAGCGTTATTAGCGATATTTCAGCACAATAAAAGCGCCGGGGAAGGCAGGAAAATTAAATCAGTGGTATTCCCTGCGATGGGGGCCGGGTGTGGTCAGGTATCTCCGGACAGTGTCGCCCGGCAAATGAAGCTGGCGTGGGATGGTTTTATTAACTGTGCCTCGGAAATTAACTGGCAATACGCCAGCGCCCGTCAGGATGCTGTATTCAGCACAACGGCATACTGTCCGTCAAAGGCGCTTTGTCCGAACGCCAGAACGGAATATATCGGTTTTGGTGATTACAGAACGTATTGCAAAAAATCAGGTAACACCTGCATCAGTCCCCGTCATCAGGTTGATGATATTTATATTGGTGCGCATAGCCATACTGTTTCCCCCGGTACTTATCCCCACAGCCATTACCTGAATACAGAATATTTATCCGGAGTAAAAAATGACGTTTAAAATGAGCGACGCCCCGCAGACAATTAAAATTTTTAATCTTCGTTCAGATACAAACGAATTTATTGGCGCAGGTGATGCATATATCCCGCCGCACACTGGATTACCGGCAAACTGTACTGATATCGCCCCTCCTGATATTCCCTCCAGTCATATTGCTGTATTTGACGCTGAAACCCAAACATGGAGTCTGCAGGAGGATCACCGCGGCGAGACGGTTTACGACACAACAACCGGCAATCAGGTTTATATCTCCGAACTCGGCCCGTTGCCCGAAAACGTCACATCAGTTTCACCAGATGGTGAATACCAGAAATGGGATGGCAAGGCGTGGGTAAAAGACGAAGCGGCTGAAAAAGCAGCGCAACTTCGTCAGGCGGAAGAAACCAAAAGCAGGCTCCTGCAAATGGCATCTGAAAAAATCGCGCCGTTACAGGATGCAGTGGATCTGGACGAAGCAACCGATAAAGAAAAAGCTTCTCTTCTGGCATGGAAAAAGTACCGGGTACAGGTGAACAGGGTTGATACTTCAATCCCCACCTGGCCGGGAATACCATCATGATTGTTAACAATTTATGTTAAATCTTTTTCACTTTAAGATGATATATTTACCTAAATTGCTTGGGGGAAGTGCGAACAATTCGTACCTTTTCTCACAGGGTGAAAACGCTATGACTGCACAAATAAATATTTTAATTTATAAAAAAAGCCCGGCATGTAGATTACGACGGGCTTTTAAGAAGTATTTGACGGGGTTATTCCTCCGTAATTCCCCGTTGCTTCCCCGCTCAGAAATAGGTATGAAAACAGCTGTAACGTCCTGATTCTTATGGGTTTTTTGTCGAGGTGAGAGGGTTTTAACCTGCGCCCCCGACACCCCATAATGGTTATGAGAGTCCGTAGTATTTTTTCAGAGCCGCTGTTGCTGCTTGAGTTGCAGCAGCTATTCCTATGCCCAAAGTTCCATGGGCTGCTTTACTCGCAATATTTGCCAACCATGTACTAACGGATTGACCATATTCACCACGTTTGCTAGCTATCGGGCCATCTTCACCAATAGCAATTTCTAAATCGTTAACATCAGATTTAGGGAACCCCTGAGCTGAGAGATACTCTTTTAATGATTCAGTGTCGTTTTTTACAACATGGTTATTCACAGAAAATGAGTTTTCATTTCCAAAGTTTATGACAGTATTGTCTCCAAAAATTGAGTTATGGAATAATGAAGACGTGTCGATATTTTTAAGTTTTTCTGTCATGTTTTTCTCATCTGGTATTTCAGAAACTTGATCAGAAAGCTCAAGTATAAAATCAAGTAGCCGTGACCTAACCTGAGTTAAGATGGAGGTAAAGTTGTGTAGCGCGATCTCTTTATAACAGCGTGTTAACTCATAGCCTCTATCGATACCTTTGCAATATTTAACTAACGCGTAATCTAAAGGAATTGGTTGCTGAATAGCGTGGCTATCACCAGCATTGGTTACCAGGTCTTCGATTTGACTGATTGAAAGTCTCACTTCACTGGTAGTAGCATCTTCATGGTCATCTTCACTTAGGTAGCCAATCGGTAACGGAAAAGCTCTATATAGGCGAACGCCGTTGTTCAGATCAGCAAGAATTCTAGTGCCAACAATTCTATAATTGGGAAGGGAAACTGAGTCAGGATAACCGTTTATCTCATGATTTACCCATGCAGCAAGCTCCTTTTTCCCGATAGAGAAAAGAAGGATCTTCGTTTTTATGAGAGCATTTGTTGTGCCTTCATCACCAGTACTTAGTATCTGAATGATTTCTTGCAGTTGGTTCAT